ATACTTAGTCACCTCATGTTTTTTTGTGATTGTATTGCCTCGTATCTTTTCAATTTTGGTCTTATACCTGTACTCAATACGAGTCTGCCATCTTGTTTTTGGCACATAGACATTCTTAAAATACACCACCGTATCCTTAGTAGTGTAGAATTTCTCCCATACAATGGTGTCATTCTTAATAACAGGGAATGAGTCAACAGTGGTTATCCGGATGGTGTCATTATCCTGGACTAACTGCAGTCCATTCTTTAATGCTTTCTTATAGTGCCATTGAGCACGCTTAGGAGCTGAGCAGGATATAAGTATCAATAGTGGTAGTAAGTATCTCATAGGCTTTGTAACATCTTAATCATTCGGGGGCATGGGTAAATATCTGCCTTATCTTTTCTCACTGAGTTATGCGTGTAGATCCCTGCAGTTCCTTTGAATGCCTCTTTATCAATGGCAAATATCTCTGACCGGTAAGTTTTAGGAATGTCATAGGTATCACATAGGTACTCCACCAACTGCCGAGTGCTTTCAATCTGCTCATCCGTATATTTGTACCAATACTTATTACCTTTGTAGGGTGTATCTAAGGTAGTCACCATTGATGGGTCCACCACTCCCTTAACATAGTTGTAGTACTTCCCATCTTTTAGCTTCAATGGACCCCAATTGCACACCTCAATACCTACGGATAGCTTGTTTAAGTTTTGATATTTGAGTCCATGTACTGAGAAATCTTGACTATCTATGCCTAGATGGTAAGCCCAATGCATAGAGCTGAAGCACTGTACTATGCTACCCTTTTCACCTATTACAAATGCAGTAGCAATCCTATCTCCGTTGCTGTTCCACCAACGTGATACAGCTATAGGGTTACCATTGCCTGCAGTGTGGTGAAGATAGATTTGTTTTTTCTCAGACTCCTCATGGAAGTACTGACTGTTAGATAGGCGTTCCTGATATATCTTGCTTGTGTCTAATTTCATCCACCTCTTTTTTAATATCCTTAGCTCTAGCGAATAAGTTTTTCATTGCCTGCCATAGGTCAAGACCTTTCACTGCTTTGTAATTTTCGTTAATGCTCATTACCTCAATAGATACCAGAATGAGTGCAAGTACCTTAGTGAGCAATAAATCTACCGAGAAAAATTGTAAGATGATATTATTTAATATAAATTTATCAATCATATAAAACAAAATAACCGTTACCTCATAGAGTAGCATCTTGCTAATGATTGCAGATAGGCCCCTGCTAGTTATCTTAACCTTGTTTTTAATGCTTTTCCATACACCTGTGATAGTATCAAGTACAATCACAAAGCCTACCAAAAACAACAGCCCTGAGATAGGCATTAAGAATGCACCAATGGTAGCTGTAAGCTTCAACCAATTGGCTTTCATTGTAGCTAGTAGTATTGCGAGCTGTGACTTCATTATAAGATTAGGATGCTGTTGTTGTATCCATTCTCAAGGAAGTTACCACACATTCCTGTGCAAGTTGTTTGATACTGAGTGATGCATGAGCAATGATTAAACATTGGTCGTAGGTCAGTATCCATGTTGGTAGTGGATATAAATATAGGGAACAGGTTACGGTTAGCAAGTAGCCATCTAATTAGACGTTGCTCAAAGAATGATGCCTTTTGTGCATAGTGTTCCATACCAAAGGCTACTTCTGAGCGTGATACGCTTGCTGAGAAATCACCTGACTGAGTTTGCAAACCTTTGTTCTTTAATTGATAAGTCAACCCAAATACAGCATCCTCTGCACTTCTCCATGCAATGACCGGTTGAATGAACTCAACTAGATCTATCTCATCAGGTGTAAGTGTTTGATTGTTGTATGCTGTTAGCATGTGATTGTAGAATGTGGTGCCTAAGATAGGTTGAATTCTCAATGCTGCCTGAGTTGCTATGTATGGAGTCACATCCGTTACATCAACATTAGCTGTGATGGGTGTGTTAGTCTTTAGGTAGGTTTCAGTGATAAAATATAACATCAGATTGCAGGTGTTTGTGCTGCTGCGTTGGCAGCTGCTTGTGTAACATCTCCACCCTCTACAGGAGGCAATGAAGCCAATGCTCTAATCTCATTAATGGTCATGGTCTCAAGTACTTTGGTAGCTACCAATGGACTCAATGTGTTCAATGCATCATTAGTCTTAGAACTTTCACCCTCAAGCTCCACGATGGTCTCATTAATGATTTGAAAGTTGTTGATTGTGAACTCAGCAGGGATGCGAGCAATGGTTAATATCTCTTGAAAGATAGTTACTACCTGTTGACGTAATTCCATTACCACGTTTTTCTCAAATATCACATAGGCTTGCTTAATATCTGACCCATTACCCAAGCTTCCAGTGGTACGGATACCCATTAGGATAGGGTCAATGGTATGGCTAAAACAAATTTGCTCAGTGTTCAATGCAGATGCCTCATGGAATAGCTTGTCATTAGCATTAGTAGGTAGGCTTTCTATCTTAGGTAATTGGTCAGCTGAGTTAGCAAAGAATGCAACTGCCTTTCCTGCATTTGCTGCACCTTTAAGGCGGTCAATAGTTTCCTTGATCATGTGTTTTTCCTCCTCCGACTGTGGTCTCTTAGGGAACATCATAGCAAAGCTAGGGAACACACTATTTTGAATGTTGCTTTTTGCGAAGTAAGATAGCTCTCCACTTAAAAAAGCAAAGTTTAATGCACTTGTATAGGTAGGTAGTGGATAATAATCTTGACCAACTGACTTAACTTCGTAGCAATATAGCTGACATTCATCCGTACAGGTGATGTGGTAAGGCTTAATAACCTCAGTATCTATCCTGGTGCTCCAATCATCGGACAAATAATACAATTTTCTGCATGGTGATACCCTTACTTTCTCAGGGGATACATTCTCAATCTTGATTAGCTTTCTTTTTTCTCCAAAATATAGCTTAAAATACACACGATTGTGGATGATTAACTGCTTTGTGACAGCTTTCACAGTGTGCTTGAGGTTTGCTTTCTTTTCAAAGCTATACATTTCTAGCTTTTCCTGTGGTGTTAGCTTGTCAGTTGTAAGGTTAAACCCTCCACCAATTACAGCGTTGGTTTTAAAGTCTACAATGGCACCATGTAGTGGTGAGCTGTAGTACATTTGATTAAGCATCTCAGGGTATAGGTTACCCTCACCAAATCTAACCCATGACTCCTGCACATATCTACCATTGACATAGGGCAGTGTCAAGTTACCTCTTCCTACCGGTAGAAATGGGGTGCTGAATGATTGATACCCCTCTACCATTTCGGGGCCTTTTGGTTTAATGTTAAATAGTCTTTCGTACCAAGCCATAGTTAGTCATATATTGATGTACCTGCAGGACCACTTACAACCATTCTGCCCTCCTCAATTACTACACCTGTAGTTTGTGCTATTGAAAGAGGTAAAACGAACGCACTTGAGCTCTCATATACCTGATATGTGTACTGCCCTTTCAAGAGTGAGATATCCGCTGGCTCATTAAGAGTAAACAGGTTATATCTTTCAGGGTAAGCACTTGTATCAGGAGCTGTGAATAGCTGTGGTGTGCTAGTGGTATTCATTTCATTGGTGAATACAAACAAATAGTGTGGTGTAGTAACAGTAGTGACCTCAGAAAGAGTCAACACAAACTTATTACTAACACCTTGATCTAAGTAAATCACACCTATATTATTTTAGCTTTGTCAAATGTTCATAAAAAAAGCCCCACCATGTGGCAGGGCTTAAATATAGAGAGGTAGAATTGCTTATTGAACTCCGATTGCAGCAAGTGCAGCAGGTAACATATTCACTTCGTATGCTAGATACTCATTCTCAGCTACCAAAGTAACTGAATACTTAGAGCCATCGGCACGAGCTGTTCCTGATCCTTCACCTGTAGCAGATACCTGTAGGTATGGGAAGTACCAATATAGACCATTAGCATCTAAAATGATAGCAGATAAGTACTGTTGTCCTGAACCTAAGATTTTAATAGCACGAGACTTAGCAGCCTCACGTCTATGGAACATTAAGTTAATTGTTTGAGTTACAAATGAGCTACCATTAACTAAGTCAATAGTGCTATCCTCAGTAAAGTTAGATGTATTTCTGCGAATGTAAAAGTTATCAAAAAGTACAGGAGTAGGACCTGCAAGAGTGATACCTGTTATCGACCATCCCGCACCCGCTGATGGGTCCGTTGGAGTGATAGAGGCAATGTTGTCTTGTTGGTTAATCCAAATACCATAGATACCTCCACTATTGTTGTCGCATGATTTTAAGATTGCTTCTAATGCTTGACAAGCCATGTGTTTTAGTATTAAAGAGCCCCCTTGGTAGAGGGCTCATGGTTAATTATTATTATGAGTAGTAAACGATGTCAACACCATTCACATATTCGAAACCAACTTTCATGTTAGCACGAGTTCTGATGTAAGGCTCAGCTACAGTATCAGCTAAGTTCACAGCACGTAGGTCAGAAGAGTCACCTTCAGCATCAAATGCGTAGATAAGGTTGTCTTTCAAAGTCCATACGAAAGTGTTGTTAGACATACCAGGACAAACTACAATCTTAACACCTAAGAAAGTCAAGTTCAAATCTTGAGTGATGTAAGCTTGAGTGTTACCTGAAGCTACTCCTAATCGGTAGATATTCACCAATTGAGTAGGCATGAATAAACGTAGGTCAGCTGTACGTGTAGCAATAGATGCAGGAAGTAAAGCAAATGCAGCAGCTAACTTAGTCTCTAATGTAGTAAAGTTAGCGATAGTACCTGTACCACCATTGATAACTGTATCATTAGGGTCAGTCAAACCTGCAGTTAATTTTTTCTCATAACCGTCACACAAAGCAAGTGTAGGGTTTAATGAGCCTGTGTCACCTTGCCATCTGATTAACTCGATATCTCCGTTAATTTTGTTAGCCATCTCACCCCAGTAGAATGACATAAAAGAAGCTACTGAGAAATCTCCGTTAGATCCTCTTGACATTTGAAGAGATAAGAAAGATTGCTCTAAATCAAACTGACAAATCTGAGCCATTGCAGAAAGAGCACAAACGTCAATTTCTTTAGCGTTCAAATCATCATTAGGAGCAGTAAAGCTACAAGTAGATGGTTGTAAGATGTTACCAAAAGTAACAGTCGCTAATTTAGTTTTGTACTTTACTCCTGGCAAAGAACGGTAGTTATCAGCAGTATCCTCAGACAAGTAAGCTTGAGAATAGAATGCCTCCGGGTTAGCTGCTAATAAAGCAGTTGGGTCGATTTGCAAATCGAATTTTAATTTACGCATTTTATTTGTTATTTATGAATTTGTTTACACTAGAAAATCTTTGATGTGCACTCAAAGTCACACCCTCAGTCATCTGCTCTTCTGCCACTGTCTCTGCAGATATTGCCTCTTCAAATTGATTTTTAAGGTCAGCAATCATAGCAAGCAATGCATTCATTTGCTCATCCATTACAGGCTTAACTATAGCAAGGATAGCCTCTGCATCAGCTGCAGGGTCTATTGCCATTGTTGTCTCCTCGGTAGGAACTTCTGCTGTTACTGTCTCTTCAACTACAGTGTCTTCTAAAGCTACCTCTTCAGTAGCCATTTCTTCTTTTTGTACATCTTTTACTTCAACTACTTTACCGTCTTTTACAACGTAGATTTTTTCGTTGATGATGTGTTCGCCATCCGGCAACATTAGATCATTCATTTGTATATTATTTGTTTGTTGCTCTTTTAATTTCATCCCAAGGTATCCTTCTATGCTGAAACCTATCTGCTCTTGGCTTACAAGTTCTGCATAGTATTCCTTATCCGTTACCTGAGCAGTAACCATAAGTGTACCCTCAGGTACTTCAATACCAAATGATGAATATGCTTTGTCCTCTTTTGGAGTGTTTACTATCCAAGCTTCAAGGACATAAGCAGGAACGGTCTTAGATTGGTCATGCTCAAGATTGAATAGGTCTCGGTTGACCATTTGCTGCATGAACTTACCATGAATTAACTCAATCTCTTCAGCGGTAAACTTGACATTGTACTCCTCAGCTGTATCCTCATCAAATCGGTATATCTCCATAGGTATCAAAGCAGGTGCAGTGATACGGTACTTGAGTTCATCCGAAAAAAATAAAGGCTTAGCTTGAGCACTGAATGCCATTCCTTTGACTTTAATTGCAGGAGTAGCTGTAAAAGCTATCTGCTCAATGCCAAGGTCCTCACCATTTTCAGCGTATGCTGGGTCAATAGTAATTGTGTAGGTAGGGATATTGTTT